GGCAGTTCTCAGTAACATGAGTTTTGGAACCTATGTCTTTGACCGGCAATAGCCGAGAAAGTTCCCAGGGATAGCTCGCCCTATTCTCGCTTAGAAACTCAGGAATCGACCTGGGGTGATGGTGGTGTCACGGATAAAACCTTCTCTTCCCGTTTGCGGGGTCTCTTGTTTCCTTTATTTTCGACTTCTGTAATTTTTAGGTGTTTCGGATTACAGATTGAAGTGAAGAATAACACAAAAATGTAGGATGTAAGCCCAAGTAGTTGTCAAGTCACAATTGGTATACTGCATCCGGTTCATAGCACGTATATAGCACACATAACCGTAATGTGCAGGCGATGTCTGTTATGGACCATAGGTCGTAAATCGAGTACTCGTGAGCCTTCTTAGTTGAGAATACACGAACCACGTATAGCTTTAGTGTTTACTCCCGTGTAATAAATAACGACGTGACGGTATAGTCGTTTTGGAGTGCCTCCATTGTCCGGTTCTGACAATGGATCTAGGTAAAAAGGATCGCTCAAGAGAATATTAATAATAATAGTAATAGTAATAAATTTTGTCGTGAAATAATGTTCGTATACGAGAATGCTATTGTGCATAGTATGGAGGTTCCTCCAATCCCATACTCTGTCTTGAATGATTTCATGGCAAATTATCCGGGGGATAACGTAGATGCGAGTAGGACACGCATGTTGGGTAACACCATCTTACGAAAAGACGGAATATCGGCGAAGGATATTTCTAGACTTATTGAAGATGGTGACCGCATTACCGTGCAACCTCTCATTTGCGGTGGAAAAAGGAAGAATAAGAAAGCATTAGCCATGGCTGGGGACGTCCGTAAGCAAGCCAATGACATTAGAAACCGAGTAGCTAAACTCACTCAAAATATGGGTACCGGAGCTGCATCGCGTAATATGATTGTTGGCAACGGAGATTATAATTTTGGGAAAGCCTTAGGTGGTTTCCTCAAAGGAGTAGTCAAGAAGGGTGTCGCCGAAGCTGGGTCAGTATTAGGTGGAGCAGCCGCTGCAAGTATGGGTGTTCCGCCAGAGGTTGGCATGGCGCTAGGTGGGTCAGCCGGTAGTAAGCTTTCACGTATCATCGGTTCTGGAGATTACACTGTCGCCGCTCCTACTGCGGTTAACAGTTTGATCAGAGGAGCCAATGAAAATTCTACTTTAGGTAAAGGTGCGACCACGTTCGCACATCGGGAATTTATTGGAAACATATCATCTCCTGCCACTTGCGGAGGATTTTCAATACAAGGATTCCCTGTGAATGTTGGTCTCGCTGGAACCTTCCCATATCTCTCAAAATTTGCAGCTAATTTTGAACAGTATAAACTTAAGGGTTTGGCCTTTGAATTTGTATCATCTACATCGGCATATAACGCGTCTTCAGCAATGGGGACTATTATTTTTGCCATGGAGTACAATGCAACCGCCGCGCCATACGCTGATAAACAATCCATGGAGAACTCGGATTTTGCGATTTCCACTAGGTTTGATAAGTGTATGGTGTATGGCGTCGAGTGCAAGGATCAAGCTCAAGGTCAGTTTTATGTTAGGACAGTTGACCAGACGTCTTTAACACCATTGAACTTGACAGATATTGGTGTATTTTATGTGGCTACTTCTACCGCGTCTACATTCCCACCTGATTCCATAATTGGAGAATTGTGGGTGACGTATCATGTAGAATTATCTAAACCTATATTCACGTCTCCATCATATGGTTATGCTAGATTGTCTACAATTTCGAATAACACATTTTCACCCTCTACAGTAAAAGCCCCGTTATTGAATAATAATAGTGGTACTAGTGCTACTAATTACGTAGAGCCAATAGGACGTGGATCCTTGATCCTGTCTGACATACGTGAAGCACCCTTGTATCTGTTTCAAAATCAAGTCGCTTATACACCGTCCGCATCCGGTCAAGCTTCGTTAGTTTCATTGTTTAATGCTAAAATCGGAGATGTTTTCTTGTTGACATTTACAGCTAGTATCGTTACGGCTGCTGCGATTGATGTTAACTTGTTAGTGTCGACGAACACTAGTGGAACTTTAGAGGTTGATGATCGATGTGTTCTCTTACCTGATGTGTTGAGTAATGTGTCTGGGACACCGGCTGCTCCAGTTGGAAGTCTTATTTCACACACAACTGTCAGTGAACAGTCACCTGGATACTTAACACAAATCGTTTTTTCCGCGTATGTCCGAGTTAGAATTAATAGCGTGTCTGAGGGTCACCCAGTATTATATCTTTATTATGATATCAATGGATTTACACCATCAGCATATGCATCTAACATTGTATTGACATTCGTTGGATCAAACGGTCAATCATTTTAGGAATTATGAGGATATATAGTTGTGAATCTATTCAAAATCTCATTATGGGAGGTACGCCATAATTATAGACTATAGTAGTTGTACCGCTACTTTTTGACGCCAGTTGGGCGAAGCGTTGAATACAGAATTATTTTATAGCAAGTGATAGCTTGATCGTAAGGATAATGGAGTGCTGAGGGTAATACCTGCGCATAGATGTAATGTCTACGGATGGGTGCGTTGGACGAGTCCTAGGGGTGATAGCCCTAACATTGGCCATTAAAATACCAGATTATGGAGGTCGCGCTTAGTGACATAGAGGAAGTGTCTGGAGGTTGTAAAAATAATACTCTATGAGTTATTATGCCAATGGGGATAGTTATTGTGGTAAAGCCATCGTCGAGATTAAGTCTCTGACAGCTTGACAGCGGAACCCACATTGAAGTGTATCGGTGAAAGCGAGTGCCACTCTCGAGTTGCAATCGGTACATACCGGCTAAACCATTCTGAAACGAGTAATCGAGTGAAGTGATGTTCTATAAAGTATGGGAGGAATTGGGATTGGTGCCGTATGACATGTTTAGTAATGGACTAATGGCACAAGCAGCTTAAACTATGCAATCAAATAAGAGAATGACCTGCCAGCTGCGAAGTGGTACCGGTGTTAAACCGATGAAAAAAGGGAGAATCGAGAGGAGCGCCAGTGATCTTAAGATTAATGATGGTGAAAACGGGAAGGTTAATGAACATTTCGGCAGTGCTTGCTTATCAGGCCTGTCATGCGTTTCAAACCGGCATTTTCATTACCATCGTAAAGAAAAGAAAACGGGGGCTGAGAGGAGGGTGGCTGAAGGCAAAGCGAAACGGGGTAAGAGCAGGTTAGATCCTGATCGTTTTGTCATGTGTGTATATTGTATCTGTGAGGAAGGTGAACGCATTGTGCGGTGTGATTTGTCTGAGCATTACCATTCTATGTCAGACCATACATTGACTGAGTGCAGTACGTGTCACAGAAGTAACAGTGTACGCAACAAAGAGAGAGTGAGTCCAAGCGTTGATGATGTTAGTGCTATGGGCTTAGAGGAATGGAGTTCTAAAAACAACGGAGAGTCTATCGTCGACATGCCCATTGAAGATGATGCATTCTCCGGAATAAGTTGGGGCGTGGAGGAACAGGAAATAGTTTATACTATACCCACACCTGATACTGAAGAGGAAGATAGGACTCCAGGGACGGAGACAGAGATTTCAGAAAGGTCGGCGGAAGTGAGCAGTAAGGAAATTGACGAGCCAGTAAACGTTAAGAGTAATGAAAATACTACAACTGCCTTGACCTTTTGTGATTTACGGGGGTTTGAGTTGTCATGTTCTATAGAGGAGGCACGACTCTACACCAATGTAAAACCAGATGCAGAATGGTTGACTTTTTTATTGCGTAAAGTTTATAATCGCGAAGAATTGTACGATCGAAACTACACCGGGTTGCATATTGTTAGAGAAGAGCGGCATTTCCTGCTTGTTTTTGGATTTACTTTTAATGGACCAACTAGTAACAGTCGTATGTATTATAATATACTCGACAAATGTTATCAGAGTTATACTGAGGTTCGAGTATTTCCGTCCATTGTACGCGCTGTATTTTTGAAGTACAGTCCGAGTACTAGAATAACAAGTATTAATGGAACAGAATTTCAAGCACTAGCATTTCAATTCATTCAAGCCACTTATCCTCGCTTTTATGATATGTGTGGTTCTCCCGAATGGAGAGAAGTGTTAGTTGATTCGGTCTTAGTAGCCTTGAATGTTATAATAGTGTATCGCCATAGAGCGAGCATTGTTAGTCATTCATCGCTAAACTAAGACCGTCTCCACCACCGTTCCGACAATTTGAGCCCGTTGTTGGGGTGCAACGGGCTCAACCTACAAGGATTTTAACCGAGAGTTGTAAAGTTAACAAACCATTCTTGTTCAATGACTATTTCATATGTGTATCAGGTCATGAGTTTTTCGTAGACGGAGAATTACTGTTCACGTCAGAAGAGACACCAGATCCGATATACGGGCACGGTCATTGGGATGCTAGAACACGTGTTTGTACGTCATTTCTACATAGTGGCATTATCTATCATGCCGATAATAATACTTTAAGACTTGCCTTCCGACGTCAAAGTTGTTGCAGGGCGCTTGATGTAGATCCAACCGGTGCTTTTGATAAACAACTTCTAGCTAATCAAAAACACATATACGACATCGATTTTAAGATAGATTTCAAGTATGATGGTATTGACTGGCGAGAATTGACTCATAAGCACGTTAGTGATCCACATCCTAAGAAGAAGCTTAGGGAACAAGCATTAAGAGATGTCACTGGAGAGATGATTTATTACAACAGTATTTGGAAGAGTAAAGATGGCTATCGAATTAAGCTTAAGCGTAACGAGTGGGCGAAACCTGGTAAATATGGTAGAACCATAGGAGACCTCGGGGTGGCTGCTAGTTTGCAAGGTGCCTTTTTCATTAGTCATTGTAAAGATTATTTGTGTTCACAATACTTTGAACATTTGGGGCGTTATGTTAAGTACATCAAAAGTGTCTCCCATTCCAACTTAATGGAAGTTTTCGGAAACATAAATGATGATACCAGTCTCAAATGCATGTATTGTCACAGCGATGATGCCATTTATCGCACTAGAAGAGGGTTAGTTTACAATCTTGATATATCGTCTTGTGATGCTTCTCATCGAGATGTTATTTTTAACATATTGATCAAGTATTTTCCTGGTTGTGATAATGCTATGACAACATTAGTTAAACAGTTATGTCAGGTTATGACTATATATTCTTCCGATAAAAAACAGAAATGCAAAATTCGCAGTAAAGGACCTTGTCTCTATTCTGGCAGTACCTTGACAACTTTGGTTAATACAGTGACTATGATGGCAATTTTCCATCAATTGGAATTGTACGAAGTTGAAACACCGGATGAGATTAAAAACGCTGCGTATTCCATTGGTTATATACTCGGAGAACCTCAACTTTGTGATTCTACGACTGATCAGCAGTTTCTTAAACATTCACCAATAACGAAGAATAACATTCCATTATTAAATATGGGAGTTGTCTTCCGTTGTCTTGGAGTTGTCAAAAAGGATCTGCCAGGAGGAGTCAGGAATATGAAGAAGAACGCACTAGACTTCCAAGGATTATTGATAAACGGACTGTTGACTTATGTCGATTGTCCTTTTGTCAATCGCCTGAAAGAAAAATGGCCAGTTCCGAAGAAACCTTCTCGTGGTATTATCGCGTTTGCAAATGAACACCTTCCTTACGATTATGTTAGTACGATAGTACGATGTACTGATATGGAGTTATTTTCAAGATATCAAGCTACGCCTGCTGAGATACGATTACTTATCGATCGCATCGAAAAATCGCAAGACGCTGATGTCATAGTTGACCCATTAGTTAATCGTATTATTGAAGCTGACTACGGTCTCGGTCTCTCTCTCTAAATATCCTTCACAAAAACCCCACCTTATATTCTGCTTTTTGGATTACCTTTTCAGAATATTCAATCAAAAGGTTTGATAAAGATAACCGTTCCAGCCGATGATGCTGGTGGC